TGGACTGGAAGTTCTTCTTCTTCAGCTGGTGGCGCAATCCGCTGTACTGGCTTGACCCGACAGATGTCACGATCCCGGATCGCCTGACCAAGTATTTCGACGAGCTGGGCGCCAAGCACGGCATCGTCACAAGCCCAGGCCAGCGCGCCTGGTACAGCGCCAAGGAAAAGACCCTCGGCGACGACATGAAGCGCGAGTACCCGTCGATCCCTGCCGAAGCATTCCAGCAGACGATCGAAGGTGCCTACTACGCCAAGCAGTTCACCAAGCTCTACGCCGCCCAGCGCATCGGCAAGCTGCCCGACAACAGCCATCAGCCGGTGCACACGTTCTGGGACATCGGCGTGGGCGACTCCACGGCCATCTGGTTCGTCCGGATCGTCGGCGACGAGTACCACGTCATCGACTTCTACCAGAACAGCGGCGAAGGCCTGCGGCACTACATGAAGGTGCTCAAGGATCGCGGATACACCTACGGCGAGCACTGGGGCCCCCACGACATCGACAACCGTGAATTTGGTAGCGACGGCAAGACTCGGCGTGAAATCGCGCGAGAGGGCTACGAGATCGACGGGCAGCGATATTCGCTCACCTTCCAGGTGGTGCCAAAGCTGAGTATCGACGAAGGCATCGAGCAGGCGCGGGAGATTCTGCCTCGCTGCGCCTTCGATGAGGCCAAGTGCGAGGAAGGGATCACTGCCCTGGAAAGCTACCGCAAGGAATGGGACGACAAGCGCGGATGCTGGAAGGACAAACCTTTGCACGACTGGTCTTCCCACCCGGCCGACGCTTTCCGCTACTTCGCCGTAGCCAAAACCAAACGCTCCAGGGTTGAGCACATACCCGTTACGTTCACTTTCTGAGGCCACCATGCCGAATTACAGCGCAACCCGGCAGGAGTACAACGACGCTCTGCCGAGCTGGAAGCTGGTCAAGCGTTGCGTGGCCGGCGCCCGGGAGATCCGCAAGCACGACGAATACCTGCCGATGCCTGACCCGACGAACAAGTCGGTCGAGAACCTGGAGCGGTATCAGCAGCTCAAGAAGCGGGCCATGTTCCTCAACATCACCGGGCGCACGCGCACCGGGCTGCTGGGCGCAGTGTTCCGCAAGACGGCTGAGGTTGAACTGCCTGATGCAGTGCAGTACCTGCTGGAGAACACCAGCGGCGACGGTACGAGCCTTGAGCAGGTCTCCAAAGAGGCCGTGGGCGAGTGCCTGGACACGGGACGCGGCGGCTTCCTGACAGACCACCCTCGCGTAGAGGGCGAGCCAGGCCGTCCGCGCACCGCTGCTGAGTCAGCAGGCATGCAGGCATGGATTCATCACTACCCTGCGCTGAGCATCATCAACTGGCGCGAGGACGTGATTCAGGGCCGCAAGCGGCTCACTCTGGTGGTGTTGCTGGAGCTGATCAACAAGCCCAGCGAAGACGGTTTCACCTTTGACCCGGTCGAGCAGTATCGGGTGCTGCTGCTCGATGGCGGAACCTACAAGCAGCGCGTGTACAGCGATGATTCGCCGGACGGCGAGGAGACAATCCCTACTGACAAGTCCGGAAAGCCCTTCGATCACATCCCGTTCCACTTCTACGGTGCCGAGAACAACGACGCCGCAGTGGACAAGGGGCCTCTGGAAGACATCGCCGACGTCAACATCCTGCATTACGGCAACAGCGCTACGGTGGAGGAGGCCGGCTTCATCAGCTCGCAGCCTACGCTGTTCATGACCACAAGCATCGCGGCGGATGAATTTGCCAAGTTCAACCCGAACGGCGTGCACATCGGCTCACGGCGCGGGATAAACCTTGGCGCCCAAGGCAGCGCCACCATGCTGCAGGCCAAGGAAACCCAGCTTGCCCGCGAGCTGATGAAGGACAAAGAAGACCAGATGCTGATGATCGGCGCCCGGATCGTGCAGAAGGGCGGCGGCGCGGAGACGGCAGAGGCCGTGCGTATCCGCTACAGCTCTGACAACTCGGTGCTCGGCACCATCGCCGGCAACGTATCCGAGGCGATGAAGCTGGCCATCCTCGAGGCCCAGCGCTTCATGATGGGCGAGCCGAACGAAGATAAAACGGTCTTCTGGCTCAACCAGGAGTTCTTTGACGAGACCATGGATGCCCAGATGATCTTGGCACAGGTGCAGCTCTGGCAGCGGGGCATCATCGCCAAGCGCGACTTGCGCACCAACCTGCGCCAGGCCGGCACCATCGAGTCGGACCGCACGGACGACGACATCGACGACGACATCGAGGCCCAGCCGCCGGTAGCGACCAGCGATCCCGTGACCGGTGGCGAAGATGAGCAGTGAAGGCTATCTGGCTGACGCGGCGACACGCCATCAGGTCTACGTCCAGCGGTACGCGGCAGGCAACTTGAAGCGTGTGGCCAAGTTCATCACCAAGGCCATCAACACCGCCAAGGCTGCCGTACGGGGAGGTCTGAGCGCCTACGGCACGCGCAGGTACGGCAGCGAGATCGATGCCTTGCAGCGCGATCTGCAGGGCATCTACAGCGACATGAAAGGCCAGGCCATGCTGGATCTGGGCGAGTTCGCCGGGTATGAGGCGGCGTTCAGCGCTCGCATGCTGGGCCAGGTTGTCACTGCCGTGGTCCAGACGCAGGTGCCGGCCGCCGACCTTGTCGCTGCCGCTGCGCTGGCTGACCCAATGCTGCTTGAGGCCCGCGCTGGAGTTCAGCGCATCAGCATTGCTGGCGCGCTGGATCAGTTTGGCACGGCCAAGTCGGCCCAGATAGTCGGCGAGATCCAGATCGGGTCTGCCCTTGGCGAAACCAGCCAGCAGATCACTCGGCGCCTGACCAGCATGCACCAGCTGCAGCAGGACCAGGCATCAGCCCTGGTGCGGACCATGACCAACCATGTGGCCAGCACGGCGCGGGCTGAGACGTTCAAGGCCAACGACGACATCCTGGCCGGGAAGCGCCGCATCGCCACGCTGGACGGGCGCACATCGCCATTCTGCCGTTCGATCGACAACACGGTCGTGCCATTCAGCGCGCCGTCGCCGCCGTTCCACTGGAACTGCCGGACGTCGGAGATACCGGTGCTCAAGCCTGAGTTTGAGCGGGAGATTCCCGGTTCGGTCAGGCCTGCAGTTGGGCCGGATGGCGCTGAGCAGGTGTCGAGCAAGACGACCTACCAGCAGTGGCTCGCCCGCCAGCCTGCCGCGTTTCAGATCGATGTCCTCGGTCCGGCTCGCTACAAGCTGTTCAGCAAGGGCGAGCTGACCCTGGACAAGTTCGTCGACCAGAACGGCAAGCAGATCACGCTGGACGAGCTGAAGCAGCTTGAACCGCGCGCCTTCGAGCGTGCAGGACTTTGAACAGCCGGTCATGAGCCGGTTTTTTTACGCCCGCGGCTGAGCCAACGGCAAATCATCCGGGGGATGACATGAAATACCTGATCGACAAAGCAGCATTCGACGCACTCGAGCCATCCCTGCAGGCCCTCTACAAGGCCCAGGGCGATAACTACGTCCTTGTGGTCGAGGGCTTGCCCCAGACCGAGGACGTGGAAGGCCTCAAGCGGCAGAACCAAACCCTGCTTGACGAAGCGAAGGCCGCCAAGCAGCGCGCCCGCGATGCCGAGCAGCAACGCGAACAGCAGGCTGTGGAGGCCGCTAAGGCCAAGGGCGACTACGAGTCGCTCTACACCAGCAGCGAGCAGGCCCTGGCCGCCGAGCGCCAGAAGCTGGCAGATCTGCAGACCGGTATCGAGAAGCGCGACCTGTCCGGCGCAGCTTCGAAGGTCGCAGCACTGATCGCCGATGGTCCGAACGCCGAGATCCTGGCCGAGTTCCTTGAGCGCCGGCTGCGCATTGTCGATGGCCAGGTACGTGTCACCGATGCCAGCGGGAACCTGACGGTCTCTACCCTGGAAGACCTCGGCAAAGAGTTTCAGAAAGAGCCGCGCTACGCCTCCCTGGTGCGCGGCTCTCAAGCCAACGGCGGCGGGGCTGCTGGCGGCGGCGGTGGCGGGGCCACCAAAACGTGGGACCAAATGACCGGTATGGAGCGTGTTGAGCTCCGCCGAAACGACCCCGCCGAGCACGCGCGCCGCAAGGCCGCTGCACAGGCCAAGTAAAGGAAAACTGCAATGCCAACCATTCTCTCCGACGTGGTCTTCCGCGACGAACTGCGCGACTACATGCGCGTCAACACCGTCGAGAAGACTGCCTTCTTCCAGTCGGGCATCCTGGTCAACAACAACGACATGTCGACCCTGCTGTCCAGCCCATCCAACACCTTCACCATCCCGTGGTGGGTCGATCTGGATGCGTCCATCGAGTCGAACTACTCGAACGACGTGTACACCGACATCGCCGTGCCGCTGGCCGTCACCAGCGCCGAGATGCAGGCCCGCGCCGCCTACCTCAACGAAGGTTGGGCTGCGATGAACCTCGTGAAGAACATCACCAACCAAGACCCGCTCGAGTTCGTCGCCAGCCGCTTGACCAGCTACTGGCAGCGCGTGGCTCAGCGCCGCACCATTGCTACCGTCGTGGGTATCTACAACGACAACGTGGCCGGCAACGGCGGCGACATGGTGGTTGATGCTGGCGGCCCGATCACTGCTGCCGCTGTCATCCGCGCCCGGGCGACCATGGGCGACTACTCGCCGCAGATCGTCACGCCGAACGGCACCAAGGCCCTCAGCGTGATCGCCATGCACTCGGCCGTCTATGCCGAGCTGTCGATCCTGAACCTGATCGACTTCACCCCGATTGCCGACCAGGTTCCTGAGTTCGGCCGCTACCAGAACATGCTGGTGGTGCTCGATGACGGCCTGCCGGTAATCGGCACCGCGCCCGATCAGAAGTACCTGTCGATCATCTTCGGCCCTGGCGCCATCGGTTATGCCGAGGAGCAGGACGAGAACGACATGGCCTACGACCGTGAAGAGGCCCGCGGCAACGGCGGTGGCGCTGAGACCCTGTGGACGCGCCGCAACTTCGTTGTGCACCCGCTGGGCTACTCCTTCCTGTCCGCGACCATCACCGGCACTCCAGGCACTACCCGCCCGGTATCGGCGAACTGGTCCGACCTGGCACTAGCCACCAACTGGCAGCGCAAGTGGGCGCGCAAGCAGGTGCCTCTGGCGTTCATCACTTCCACCTTGGGCTCGTAACAGAGCCCTTTCGAGGAGATCACCATGGCACTCGCACAAGACAACCACATCGACCCCGAGGGCAAGGCGCGCTGGGGCTTCGGCGGCAGCGTCGGCAACATCACTGTAGGCCCGCAGACTGTCGGCGAAACCGGCGGCGTCGAGTCGGTGCTCACCGAGCCTGACAACTCCGGCGCGCACAACAATGGCGGCGGCACCGGCGACGGCGAGCAGGTCCAGCAGCTGCAGCAGGCCAACGCCCAGCTGGCGGCCGAGAAGGAAGACTTGCAAAAGCAGTTGCAGGTCCTCCAGCAAGCTGAACAGGACCGTCTCGCCGCCGAGAAGGAAGAGCAGGACCGGCTGGCGGCCGAGAAGCACGTCGATGAGCTGAAAGCCAAGCTCGACGCCGCTGGCGTTACCTACCGAGCGAACGCTTCGACCGAGTCGCTGCAGAAGCTGGTAGACGATCTTCCCAAGTAACACCGGGGCTTCGGCCCCACTCATTCAAGCGGAGGCCTGATGGCTACCTACATCACCGTCGATGACGTCGACGAGATCCTGGGTTCGGCCTGGGCGCCCGACGATAAGAAGGCCCTGGCGGTCATGCAGGCCAACGCATACCTCACCTCGCTGCGCCTGTGCGGCATCGACATGGATGCCGTGCCGGAAGAGGTGAAGCAGGCCGGGGCTCAGCTGGCCCTGGTGGCCTCTACCGGTCAGCTTTACCAGCAGCAGACCGAGGGCTCGCTCGAGGCCAAGAGCGTGAAGGCTGGCTCAGTATCGACCAGCCGCACGTATGCGACGCTCGACCGGAGCAGCACGGGGGCGCAACCAGAAGGCGTGCAGTTCGCCCTGGCCATGGTCTCGCCCTGGCGCTGCAACCCGTTCACCTTCGCAGTTGATCGGGGGTAGTCATGGGTTTGCGCGATGACGTTCAGATCGACCTGGCTGAGGCCTTTGACGATGACCTTGCCGATGCCGTGTTCCCATTCGCCGGATCCTACATGGGCCCAGGGGTATGGGATCCAGTGAGCGAGACAACCACTGCCCAGCCTGTGACCTACACCGGGCGCGGCGTGTTCGATAATTACGACAGCCGCCGCATCGACAACATCAACATTCTGGTGGGCGATGTCCTGCTGATCTGCCTGGCCAACGAGATCACCGATAAGCCTGCAGTCGGCCACGAGATTACCGCCGACGACCTGATCACAGGCGACCCGGTGAAATACCGCATCGTCAGCCCAGGCATTGACCCGGCCAAGGCGCACTACGAGATTCAGCTGAGGAAGTGACCATGGCCAATGGTAGATCCTGGAGCATACCGCCTTCAGCATTCAGAGAAGAGGTGGACGAGGCGGTAGCCACGCGCACCAGAGTCATATCCATGGCTTTGCTGCGGGAAATCGTACTGAGGTCCCCAGTTGGAAATCCTGACCTATGGAAAGCAAATACCGAGCTTCGGAGTCGGAACGTCGCATCTGCCGACGCCTACGATGCAAAAGCCCTGCAGCTTGGTAACAAGAAACTGACAAAGCGTGAGCGTGAAGAAAACTACTTCGTCAGCGCGCAAGCAGTTGGAGCTGGATATGTAGGCGGGCGGTTCCGCGCAAACAACTTCGTCACCATTGGAGACCCTAACTATCAGCTGAAGCTGGACGACGTTGACCCCTCTGGCGCGTCAACTATCGCCAAGGGCGGTTCAGTTCTTCAGGGGGTCGGCCCGTACTCAGTGGTGCATATCCAGAACAACCTGCCATATGCGGAGCGCCTGGAAGACGGCCACTCTACGCAAGCGCCGGGCGGTATCTATGCCGTGTCATTCAATGGCGTGGCTGCCGCTTACTCCGATTGAGCCTTGCCTATGACCTTCGAGCAGATCCGCGAAATAATCACTACCAGGATGACGCAGTGGGCCGGTATTCCCGCTGATGCTGTCGATTACCCAAACCCGCCAAAGCCGTTTAATCCAGAAGGACGGAACATCTGGGCCCGCCTTGCGGACATACCTGGTCTGAGCAGCACGCCAGAGGTTGGCATCGGCCCCTGCGTGCGCCGCACCGGCATCGTCATCATTCAACTGTTCGTGCCGAGCTACAGCGGCACCCTGGCCATAACTCGGGCGGTGGACACGCTGGTCACACAGCTCCAGTACTACAGCGCCCCGGAAGGCCCGTTCGATTTCTTCGAGGCATCCCCGCAGGTCGTCGGCGACGACGGTAACAATTGGTACCAAGTAAACGTTCGAGTTCCCTACAGGGCTTACTGATGACCGACACCATGAAGGTTCGAATCAATGGCGAAGTGGTAGATCGCGCCGTTGCGCATACCACCTTGGCCATCCAGGAAGATGGATCGACCATCGAGTACACCGAGCCGATGCTAGAGCACGATGAGGTCGTTTTCAGGCCTGATGACGACCCTCTTCCGATCATCGTGGTCCGCACAATACCGGCTTGAGCCAAACCAAACACCGCACCGCCACATGGCGGTTTTTTTACGCCTATCGATAGGAGAAACACCCCATGTCCAGTGGTGCCAAGGTATCAACCGCCTGGAAACGCGAGGTCACGCCGGGCATCACCCCGCCAGGTGATTGGAACGTGCTGACCCGTGTCAGCTTCGGCCTGGTGCCGACCTACAACACGGAAGAGAACAACGAGATCGGCGCTGACCGCATGGCCCAGGGCACCGCCCAGACCACTGTGGACGTTGGCGGCGATATCGAAACCAAGCTGCGCTACGGCGCGCTGGACGAATTCATGGCCTCCTGCTTCGGTAAGGACTGGGCCGGCAACGTGCTGACCATGGGCAACGACCGCATTTCGTTCTCCATCGGGTCCTACGCAAGCGACGTTGGTATCGCGGCCATTGCCCGCGGCGCCCAGGTCGCGACCATGAACTTCGAAGTCCCAAACGACAACGAAATCACGGTAACCACCACCTTCTCGGCCATCGACTGGTCCGACAAGGCCGACAACACCTCGTTCATCCTCAACCCGATTGCCGAGGCGCACCAGCGCCGCTACGGGTTCAAGGACGTCACCGGCCTGAAGATCAACGGTGTGCAGCTGGGCGAAGACAACGCCTGCGTTGACAGCTTCAACCTGCAGTTCGACAACGCCGTCCAGACCCAGCGCTGCATCGGCAACGGTAATCCGTTCCCGGGCAACATCATCCCCACCACCTTCACACCGTCTGGCTCGATCACCATGAGCTGGTCGAAGACTGCATACGAGTACTGGAAGGCGCAGCAGACCGGCGATGCGCTGAGCTTCGAGTTCACGCTGAACAATGCCGATGGCGGCTACACCTTCTTTCTGCCGGAGATGGAAGTAAGCGGCGATTGGCCGGACGGCGGGGCCACGGACATCATCCAGGTTGAGCTGAGCTACACCGGCCGGCGCATCCCGCCGACCATCACCCGCATCCCTGGGCCCGTGGCTATCACCGCTGTCGCCGTAACCCCTGACACCCTGAGCTTGGAAGTCGACGAAACTGCCGATCTTGAAGCCGCAGTAACGCCGGTAGGTGCCAGCCAGCTGGTCATCTGGGCCTCTTCGGCTCCGGCCATTGCCAGCGTGAGCGCTACCGGCTTGGTCACAGCCCTGGCAGTTGGTACGGCCAGCATCACCGCGACCAGCGCAGCAGACGGCACCAAGACAGACACCTGCGCAGTCACCGTCAGCGCTTAACCCTTTGCCCGGCGCGCCCTGCGGTGTGCGTCGGGCCTTTTACCGCAGAGGAATACCATGGCCTTCACCATCGCAAAGAAGCCAGAACTGGACATAAACGGTCAGCGCTGGGTTGAGTTCGCCCCGGGCGCCGAGATTCTGGTCGGCTCCATCGCGAGCCCGCTCTACAAATCCAACCAGGCCCTGATCAACCGACACCTGGCGCTGATCAACCAGCAGGCCGGCGTGGGCACTGCCGAGTTCAGCCTGGCCTCCATCCCTGACGTCGAGCTGGAAACCGATGACGACCTGTTCATCGAGCTGGCCGCCAAGCACCTGATCAAGGACTGGAAAGGTGTAGACGTCGAGGAGAAGCCGGGCGAGCCGGCCGCCTACACGCCTGAACTGTGCATCCAGCTCATCAAGCAGATGAACAGCGTCTACTTCCTGGCGCTGCGCACTGCGACAGATATTGCGCGTCGCGTCGAGGCGAATGCCCAGGCCACCGCCGAAAAGTAGTCGCGGCATACCTGTGGGGTAGGGACTGGGCCGGCGAGGCGAACGAAAAGGCTCGCTGGAAGCGCGACCGCCTCAAGGGCGTATCGCCAGTGCCGCCGCAGCCAGAGATTGACGGCGTAACCGCTGAGATCCTTGAAGCCTACGGCTACATCAGCCGGTCCCGGCAGTACGTCGGCATGGTCGGCGCGCCCGCGCCCATCGCCCCCATGGCGATCAAGGAATACCTCGACCGCTACCCCTCAGCGATATGCCGCGAAGAGTTCGACGCCGCTGTATTCGCGCTCGACGACCAGTTCCGGAAGCACTGGGATGAGCAGCACGAAAAGGCCCAGGCCGCGGCTGAATCAAAAAACAAACCCAATAGGCGTTGACGCCGGAGGACGACATGGCGCAGGAATCCCGCCTTGCGGTAACGATCGACTCGCGGGGCGCCAAGCGCAATGCGGACGACCTGACCGGATCGCTCGAACGCATGGAGCGGGCCGGAGACGCCGCGGCCGCATCAGCTGATGGCGTGAGCAGCAGCCTGGATGATCAACGCAAAGAGCTGAATCAGCTTCTCGGCCAGATCAACCCCACGGTCGCCGCCCTGGGCCGACTGGACGACATGCAGGAGAAGCTGGCCAAGCTGAAGAAGGCCGGCATCGTCGAGAGCGATACCTTCGTCGAGTACACCCAGCGCATCAACGACATGCGTGAGGGGATTGGGCAGGCCTCGGAGGGTATGAACAAGGCGGGCATGTCCGCCAAGGCCTACCAGGCAGCCCTGCGCGGAGTTCCGGCGCAGTTCACCGACATCGCGGTCAGTCTGCAGGGCGGACAGGCGCCCCTCACTGTATTCCTGCAGCAGGGCGGTCAGCTCAAGGATATGTTCGGCGGCATCGGCCCTGCTGCGAAGGCGCTGGGCGGCTATGTCCTCGGGTTGGTAAACCCGTTCACCGTGGCAGCCGCTGCGGCCGGCGCGCTGGCACTGGCCTACTACAAGGGATCAGAGCAGAGCGATGCGCTGCGAAACAGCCTGATCCTGACCGGGAACTTCTCAAAAACCTCAGAGGCGCAGCTGATCGAGCTGGCTGAGGCTGCCGACCAGGTGACCGGAACCTTCGGGCAGGCTGCTGGCGCGCTGGCTCAGCTGACATCGGCTGGCGTCAACACGAGCGGTAACCTCAAGCTAATCACCACGACCGCTGTCGAGATGCAGCGGGTTACTGGCAAAGCCGTAGAGGAGACGGTCGCCGAGTTCATCAAGCTCGGCAAGGACCCAGTCTCCGGAATTGTCGAGCTGGACGAGAAGTACCGATTCCTGACCGCCTCGGTGTATGCACAGATCAAAGCCCTATCTGAGCAGGGCAACGCCGTGGCGGCCGCCGACCTGGCGGAGCGCACCTACGCCGAGGCTATGGGGCAGCGCACCACCAAGATACGCGAAAATCTCGGCCTGATTGAGCGCGGCTGGCTCAACATCAAAGACGCCACCAATGAGGTGCTTGACGCCTTTGCCAGCATTGGCCGCAAGAGCGTGGAGAGCGAAGGCAAGGCCATCACCCAGCTGCAGCAGAAGATTGCCTACCTGCAGAGCACGCTGGACACAGCCTACGAAGACAACGACGCACGCGACCGCATCGCCAGCCTTCAGGAAGAGCTGAAGCAGCGGCAGGGCATCCAGCAGACCAATGCGAAAACTCTGGAAGAAGAGCAGAAGCGGCGCCGCATCCAGGAGGATGGGCGCAAGGGTCTGGATGCGCTGGATACCACTTACAAAAGCTCGATGACGCAAACCCAGCGGCTGAACAAGGAGCTCACTGACCTCGACAAGGCGCGCGCCAAGGCAGTAGCTGCGGGCGTATTTACCGCCGCCGAGGAAGCGAAGTACGCCCAGTCGCGCAAGAACATCGAGCAGGAAATCGCGGATATCAAAACCCGTGAGGCGAAGAAGAACGCGCCGAAGAACGTCAACAAAGGCGTATCAGAGGCAGAAACCACCTTCGCTCGCTTGTACAACCAGTACGACCCTGCCGCCAAAGCTGCGCGCACACTCACCAAGGAGCAGGGGCAGCTGGACCTGGCTTTGAGCAAGGGCAAAATCAGCCAGGAGGAATACGGGAAGGCGTTGGCCCAGGCCTCAATCAACTACGCCGCAGCCATCAAGGGCGCCCAGGGCCTCACCCAGGCCGAGCAGTACCGGGCGCAGCTTGAGCGCCAGCTGGCCGGGCAGCGCAATGAGTACAGCGTTGCAGCAGCAGGCGTTGGCATGGGCGATCAGCAGTCCGCCCGCATGCAGCAGCGCGTTCAGCTTGAGCAGCAGACCAACCAGCGCATTCTTGAGCTTAGGACTGAGCTGGCCAACGCCACAACGGAGAAACAGCGGCAGGATCTGCAAGGTCAGATCGACCTCACCAACGAGTTTCTGCCTCAGCAGCTTGCGGCCCTGCAGGCAGGCTGGGCGCAGATGGACCAGGCGATGCTCAACCCAGTCAACGGTTGGACGGCTGCAGTCCAGAACTTCGGGGTTCAAGCCATGAATGTGGCAGGCCAAACGCAATCGATCTTCTCGAATGCGTTTGGCTCAATTACCACAGGCCTTACCAATCAGATCATGGATCTGAACCTTTCATTCCAGTCGCTGGGGGAGCTTGGCAAGAACGTTCTGCGGGAGATAGTCGCCGGCTTCGTCCGGATGGGCATTCAGATGGGGCTCAACGCAGCGCTGGCGGCGACTCTCGGCACTGCGACAGCAGGTACATCTATCGCCCTGGCTGGAACAACTGCAGCGGCATGGGCCGCGCCTGCGGCGCTGGCATCTCTGGCAACTCTCGGCGGCAACTCGATTCCAGCTGCCGCGGCGCTTACCTCGACCACGGCCCTGGCTACCACGCTGGCAGCTGTTCCAGGGTTCGCCACCGGTGGCTACTTCACAGGCTCCGGTACCGGCACCTCTGACAGCAACCTGGCCAAGATCAGCAATGGCGAGTTCATCGTCAATGCCTCGGCCACTAGGAAGAACCGAGCGCTGCTCGAGGCGATCAACTCGGGCGAACGGGTATCGACGTCAGGAGGGGTTGTCAACGGCACGGGCGGGTCGCCAATGCCTCAGCCCATTGTGCAGATCTATCAGGACCCCGCCCGTGCAGGAACCTCCCAGGTCACCCGAGAAGGCAACCAAGACTTCATCAAGGTATGGGTGGCAAGCATCATGGGTGATGGCGAGGCGGATCAGGCCATGCGGGCCAAATACGGACTTCAAGGGGTTGGCTCATGATCGAGTATCCAGCAGAACTGCCGCTACCGCTGCAGGATGGCTATGCGCTGGACACCCCTGTTGATCCGATGCTGCGCACGCAGATGGAGTCTGGCAGGGCGCGCCAGCGGCTTAACTTCGACGAGGTGCCGTACCTGGTCAATGCCAAGTGGAACTGTGATCGAAACCAGATGGCGTTCTTCCAGGCCTGGTATGCAAGGACGCTGGTGCAGGGCGTGGAGTGGTTCAAAGCCACGCTTCTGACGCCAATAGGCTTCAAGGAGTACGAGTGCCGCTTCACCGGGCACTACACCGGCCCCAGCCTTGTGCAGGTAAGTCGCTGGGAGTACTCAGCAACGCTTGAGCTTCGTGAGCCACCGTTGATTGATCCTGGCTGGGAGGACTTCCCGCAGTTCTGGTTCATGATGGACATCATCGACTATGCAGTGAACCAGCAATGGCCACTGAGCAAGTACGAGATCCATATGGATGCGTTCGATTACGGCGTAAACAGGGAGTGGCCTCAACCATGACCGACTCCGCCATTCTCGAACAGATTTACCGGGAAGCGGTGGCGTCAGGAGGCAAGGAAGCGTTCGTTCGCACACTGGAAATCACCTGCCCGGCCTGGTCGGAGCCCGTGCTCATCTGCAACGGATTCAAGGACAGGATCTGCGGCACCGAGGACGGTCGCCTACTGACCTTCATCGCCGCCAACATCGGCATCGCGCTCCCGCAGAAGAACAACAAGGGTAACCAGGCCTTGGCCTTCGCCGTGGACAACACCACGGGTGAGGTCATGCAGAAGGCCGACCAGGCATTGGACGCCCGCGCCCGGGTGACCGCGACCTATCGCGTGTACTTGGCAAGCGACCTATCTGCTCCATGCGAGAAGCCATATCGCATGTCGGTCGATAGCGACTCCTTCGAGCAGAACCAGGCCAACCTTCAGTGCGGATTCTTCGACCTGATCGGCACTGCGTGGCCCCGCGATCTCTACACCACTCGCTTCGTCCCTGGCCTGAAATACCTCTGAGGCACCCCTTATGGAATGGATCAACAAGTACCTGTCTTGCAGGTATGAGGACGGCGCTCGAGGTCCGGAAATGTTCGATTGCTGGGGCTTGGTGAGGGAGGCGCGTCACTTGCACCTCGGTAAACGGCTTCTGCCGAGCTGGGGGCATGTGCGCAACACTGATCCCAAGGAGTTCACCCGAGCCTACCGCGCCGAGGCCGAACACATGGAGCCGTGCGGGCCAGAGCCTGGGGCAATCGCCGCAGTCATGCGCGGGCACATCTGCGTGCACGTTGCCCTGGTGGTCGAGTCCGCGGGGCGGCTGAAGATTCTCGAAATCAACCCTACCCGCGGCGCCAGATGCCTCCCGCTCTCGCAGTGGAAGCGCGACCACAACACCGTAATTTACTATCGAGACCGGGCATGATCGAAATCTACCCAAACAAGCTCGCTGCCGGGCCTGCAGAGTTTTGCTCGGTGGATAGTCGCCAGAGCATGCTTGCCTGGTTCCGTGCAGACGGCCTGCCAGAGGAGGTCGAGCCCGCAGCGCTGCCGATGAGCGTGTTCGTCAATGGTGAGCGCGCCCTGCCGACTCAGTGGGCGACCATCGAGTTCGGCCCTGAAGATCGCGTCGAGATATACCGCGAGCCGAAGGGCACGGACCCATTCTCGATCACTCTGGCCCTGGTGTTCGGCGCCAAGGCGGTGCTGGGCGCATTGATGCCGAAAATGCCTTCGCTCAACAGCGGCGGCAACACGAAGCGCGGCAATGACCTCGGCCTGGACACGGTAAAGGGCAACCAGGTGAAGCTGAATGCCGTGATCCGGGAAATCGCTGGCCGGCAGCGGCCATATCCAGATTACGCCTTGCCGCCGAATCGATACTTTGACGACCCCAGGTCGCAGTGGATCGAGATGTTGCTGGTGGTGGGGAAGGGCAGCTACGATATTCCGGTCAGCAGCATCCTCATCGGCGAAACGCCAGTGATCTCGCTGGGCGCAGACGCAGAGTTCACTCTGTACGAGCCGGGGGCGAGCCTTTCCGCCGAGACAGCTGCCAAGTGGTGGCATTCTGCGCCGGAAGTGGGGGCCACCTCGACCGGTACTGCAGGCATCGAGCTGAAGGCCACCTATGCCGTTACGCCAGTACCTGATGCCCAGTCGTACCAGTTCGCGGGCAAGACCATCACGGTTCCCACTGGTGCGGGGCAGTTCCCGACTGGCTGGGCTGCCGGGATGATTGTGCGCATTGAGGTTGGGTATCCGCTGGACGTCATCGACGGGGGCGCCGGGCGCGACATCATCCGCGGCAACCTCGACCAGTTTGCCCTGTACGTGGGCATGCCGATTGAGATCGTGGGCGCGAACGCGGGCAACTACACCGTCGCTACCTACACCCCAGGCGTAGGCACCGCGCCCGACGAGATGACCCTGAATTGGGCATCTGGTGGTGCTGCTACAGGCCTAGCGATTGGCACCGGGCAAATCATGGGCATCGGCTTTCGTGGCCTGCGCTACCGAATCACCGCAGCCAGCACGGCGGCGATATCGGTCGAGCGCATGAAAGCTGCCGGCGACAATGACACCACCTGGCCAGGGTTTGATGCGCTGACCACTACAGTCGCTCGCTTGACCCTGGACGGATCGACGCAAGAGGGAGATTGGTCCGGGCCGTTCCCTGCTTGCCCGGCGGGAACCACGACGTCGCGTATCGCCTGGGACATCTTCTTCCCGCAAGGCTTGGTGCATGTTGGCGGGAAAGGCGACCTGAACAACCTGTCGGTGACCGTCGAGATGCAGTATCGCGACGTCACACTGGCCGGCGCCTGGACCTCATTTAAGAAGACCTACACCCAGATGACCCTGGATCAACTGGGGTTCACCGAGTTCATCAACATCCCTGGCGACATCCGGCCCGAGGTGCGGATGCGGCGCATCGGAGCGAAGTCGACCAGCACCCAGGACGCCAACACAGTGCAGTGGTACGGGTTGCGCGCGAACCTTCCGGCGCCGACCAGCTATTCCGGCGTCACCCTGCTGGCTCTTCGGGTGAAAGGCGGCAACCGCATCGCTTCTCAATCGGAGAGCCAGGTATCAGTGATCGCCACGCGCAAGCTGCGCACCCGGCGCAACGGTGCGTGGACGGAGCCAGAGGCCACCCGCGACATCGCCGCCTGGATTGGCTACATGATGGAGAGCGTCGGCTACTCGGTTGAGGATGGAGATTCCGATATCGATCTCGACGAGTTGGACCGGCTGCATGCCATCTGGACCGCCAGGGGGGACTACTACGACCGGACTATAGACTCGGCCAGCACCCTCAAGGCGTGCATGATCGAGTGCCTCCAGGCCGGTTTTGCCGAACTTACGATTGACCGCGGTCTGATCCGACCGGTGCGCGATGAGCCGCGCGGGCCAGAGTTCGACCACATCTACAACCCTCAGGTGATGACCAAGCCCCTCAAGCGAGAGGCCGAGCACGTGACGGAGGATGACTTCGACGGTGTTGATGTCGAGTACACCGATGGCACGACCTGGCAGGTTGAGACGGTTGAATGCCGGCTGCCAGGTGATCTGGGCCTGCGCACTGAAAAGGTGAAGATAGAAGGTATCAGCGATGAGACCAGAGCTTGGCGCTACGGAATGCGCCGGCGGCGGCAGCAGGTCTACCAGCGCAAGCGTTACAGCTTCTCCACGGAGCTGGACGCGCTGAACAGCGGGTACCTCGACTATGCGCTGCTGGGAGACACAACCCCAGGGTACGGGCAGAGCGCCATGCTCAAGGGCTACGCTAAGCTGGGCGGCCTCCACATGCTGGCCTCCACGGAGCCATTCAACTGGTCCGCCGGGGGCGAGCACTGGATTGCCCTGCGCCGTCCTGACGGCAGCGCCTCTGGACCATACGTCGCCACCCGCATCGACGACTACCGCCTGACCATTCCAAGTCTGGACTTCGTGCCAGTGCTGGACAGCGCCATGGACGCGCCCGTGCTCCAGTTCGGGCCCAAGGCCAAGTTCTGCTACCCGGCGCTCGTCAAGGAAGTCAACCCGAGCGGCACCGTCAGCTGCAACGTCACCGCTGTTAACTACGACGAACGCGTCTACTTGGACGACGACAACTTCCCGCCGGCCTGACCGGACCCTTAACGAGCATGCCCGCCATCGAGCGGGCTTTTTTATGCCCTGGAGAAACTCATGGCCTATAACACCGGCAATCCGGTTGGTTCCACTGACCCTCGCGACCTATACGATAACTCTGGAAACTTGGACAAATTTGTCAGTGGCGATTCGCCTTTTTACCCGGATCGGTTCGGCAAGCAGCGCCTGAGCTACTCTGGAATGGAGCAGGATTTTGCCAATGCTCAAGAAGGGCGCCAATCAGCCTTTGAGGAGTTTCTGGCTGACTCTGCCTTTGTCTTCATAGGCGACTACGCAGCAGGGCTGAATTTCACGAGCAGGAACCAGTACACCATCCGCAACGGAATACCATACCGGCTGGCTCCTTCCACCACAATCCCGTATCTAACCACCGGTGATTGGGATTTGGAGAACGAAAAATTCACTCCTGTGAGTTCTGACGACATCCTGCGACAAGACCTGGCCAACAATACCGACCCTGAGAAAGG